TATAAAGAATTTATGGATAAAGCTCTTGCAGAAGGTAAAGTAGATTATAATTGTTTAGATAAAGCAAATAAACTTAAAGCTATTCAAGAAAAATATGAGTTTATTACTTTAATTAAACCTAATGGTAGTTATAATTACTATTATAGTGATGAGCAAAAGAATTTTGCAATATGGGTTGCTAAGAAGAAACAAGTAAAATTAAGTCTTAATCATTATTTAAAACAACAAGAAAATGACACTACAGGAAGTGAAGGAACAGATGATTCTCAAGATTCCACGATTGACTAAAGGTAAAAGAAGTCAAGAAACAAAGCTTGATTATTTTGGTAATAAAATAGAGATTGGAGATGTTGTATGTAGATTTTATAGTGCTAGTCCAGACATAGGTATAGTAGCATCTATATCAGATAGAGGTATAGAAATGACTTGTGAAAGAATTACTAAGCAAGTTAATTATACTAAATCAGGTAAGTCTAGTTATGTAGCTAATAGTATGCCTTATGGAGAAAGAGATTTTAAAAGTGCACTACACATATTAGCTAAACATAATAGCACTAAAAGAATATGGTGTTATTCTAATAAAACTTCTTATGCTCCTAGATGTAATAACCAAATAGTTAATCTTACTAAATTAAACCTAATATAAACACTATGAAAATTTTAAAAATTGATGGTACTATCACTGTTATCTTGAATAATGGTGAGGTAATCACTCGTACAAATTGTTCTGAAGAACTATTTAACGAGATTCTTGCTTGTGCAAGGACTGAAGATGAAGCTAAAATTAGACAGCTTCTTGTTCCTGAATTGTGTGCTGAAGAAAAAAAGTTTATAGCTAAGAAACATGCTATTGAAACTATTGAAGAGATGGTAAATAAATTACCACATATCTTTGAGAAAAGAGGTAATGCCTTGTATCGTACAGGTATTAATTTAAGTATTCCTGAAGGATTAGCATTAGAGTTTGTACAAACTTATGATGCATTCTTAACTGCAGGTATAGATACTTTTCTAGATTTTGAAGAAACTACTCCATTCCAGGCATTAGATAATTTCTGGATGTGGTGTGCATTGAATCCTAATCCTGAGAGTCGTGAAGATTTGTTTAGATTTTTATCTAAGCATAATATGAAAATTACTAATCAAGGTATGTTCTTAGCATATCGTAGAGTAGTATCTACTAACAATAGTAATAGAGATAAGGATTTGATTAGTTTTATTTCTAACAAGTATGTACAAGTTAAAACTAAGTGGAAGAAAAATCCTTCACATTATGAAGTACATGAGTTAAATAATAACTTTGAGCTACGTCATGTAGATGCAAACTCTGATGTAGAAATTACATATATTGGTAATCTTCAAGAATTATATCTTGAATTACCTAATATGACTCAAAGCCAATTTACTGATGCACATACTCATACTATGGACTATCGTATTGGTATGGAGGCTAGAATTCCTCGTTATGAAGGTAATCAATCTAATCAAGTAACTTGTTCTAAGGGTCTTCATGTAGCTAGTAAAGAATATAACTATTCAGGCTTTGGTGATACAGCTATTATGGTAGCAGTAAATCCTATGGATGTATTAGCTGTTCCTCATGGAGAAGATGGTAAACTTCGTACTTGTGCATTTACTCCTGTAGCTGTACTAGAAGTAAATGAAGAAAATCAAATCTTAGATGAAGACATTGATGTAGCAGATTTATTATTTGCACATTATGATGAGCAAGTAGATAATCTTCGTGACATGGTTGAGAATAACACTGCGTATGAATTACATGTTAATCATATCTTAGGTGTTAATAGTGCAAGTGAATTGCATAGTATTCTAAATAACTTAGAATATATGCAAGATGTAATTAATAATAGAGTAACGCATATTTAAAATGTTAGATAATAAAAGAGACGAAATTCAAAATAACGCTGTAATCTCTTGGGCAGAAGCTGGGAAAAAAGGTACTCTTAACTTGAGTACTGGTATTGGTAAAACATTTTGTTTTATCAAAGCAACTCGGCTTTTGCCTAAAGGTTCTAAAATCTTATTTCTTGCAGAAACTAGTCAAAGGAAGTTTGACTTACATAAAGATATAGAGTTCTTTAAAAAATTATTTAAGTATGATTTATTAAAGGAACATGAATTAACTTTTATGTGTTATCAGTCAGCTTATAAATTGCTAAACACAAGCTGGGATTTAGTTTGTGCTGATGAAATTCATATGAGCTTTACTCCTGAGTATAGTAAGTTCTTTAAAAACAATAGTTACAAGCACATCTTAGGTTTATCTGCAACAGTGGATAGGACTACTAAGTATGTTGATGAAGAAGGTATAGAGATAAGTAAAGGTGATATGGTAGATATGTATGCTCCTGTATGTTTTAAGTATACACTTAATGATGCAGTAGCAGATGGAACTACTAAGAAGCTTCGTATCTTTATTATCAATCATCATTTAGATCCTGAGAAAAAGATTGTACCAGCAGGAACTAAGGCTAAGCCATTTATGACTACTGAGAAAGCTGCATATGATTATTGGGATGCAGAGTTTAAAAGAGCATTATTCTTACCTGATGGACAAGCTAAAACATTTAAGATTAGAAATACTTCAGCAGCTCGTGCTAAAGTATTATATACATTATTTTCTAAGGTAGAAGCTGTAAATAAATTACAAGCTGCATTGGAAGGTAAAACTCTAATCTTTGGTAATAGTATTGATACATTATTATGTGTAACTAAGAATGTTATTAGTAGTAAGAATAAGGCTGCAGATAATGAAAAACTTAGAGCAGATTTTGACAAGGGCAAAATTAAAGTAATAGGTTCATTCAAGATGCTGAAGCAAGGTGCAAATCTTAAGTCGTTAGATAATACTATCATCATGTCTTACTATAGTAAAGAGTTAGATATGATTCAAGCCATTGGTCGTCAGAGAGTTACAGACTCAATAGGCAATGTATTTATCTATGTAACTGCTGGAACTCAAGAAACTAAGTGGTATAATTCTGCAATGGAGAATATAAATAATTATGAAGAAATCCACTGTGCAAACACGGAAGATTGTATCTACAAATACAAGGAGCTTATCAAACAAGATAAACAAGCAAAAGAAGAAAAGTTTACAGAAAATTAGTAACTTTGAATACCTATCCAAGCTAGAAAGTGAGGATAGGTATTTAACTTATAAAAATCTTGGCTATGTTTAATTTATTTATTATTTTTGCAATCTTATATATAGTAGGCCGTCTTAATGGATGGTATATTAGAAACATAAGATTTGACGGCATTTACTTTTATTATACAACAAGGATTTGGAATCCTGCGTATAATGAATGGAACACACAAGTAATTAGTATTTGCTTGTGGAAATATGGAAATAAAAATCCATTCTAACAGTTTAATTTTTATACAATGAATATAAACATAGACTCAGAAAGTCTTGCTGAAAAGAACTTGAGTCCTAGTGAATATTGTGTATTGGCTTGTATTAAAAATGGTAAGAATCCTAAAGATGTATTCTGTTGTATAACAGATGAAACATATCTTATTCTTGCATGTTCAAGCTATTTGAGGGAAGATCCTTTTGATGAATCAACTTATCCATATAAGTTGACAGGAGAAGGTTTAAAATTATTTGAAGACCCAAGTGACTTTAATGCTTTTGTAGAGGAATATAGAAATTTATTTCCTAAAGGTGTTAAGTCAGGTAATGGTACTCCTATTAGAGGAGATAAGCAAGGTGTAATTAAGAAGATGGAATGGTTTTTACGAACTTATCCTGAGTATTCTAAATCTACAATTCTTGCAGCTACTAAAATATTTATACAGCAGATGGAGCGTAGAGGTTATGTCTATATGACTCAAGCAGATTATTTCATTCAGAAAGAGAATGGTAGTAAGCTTGCAGCTATGTGTGAAGACTTTGATGCAAAGACTGCTAATATGGTAACAACAGGAGAAAGAAGAAGATGAGTATATTCAAAGCTGTAAAGCACGAAATTAAAAAGAATAAAAAGGTTAGATTAGATGGGGGGTATACTTGTGTGCCCTTCATCTTAATGCCTAGCTTAGGTGAAATTCTACCTGGTGTAGAGCAAGAGAAATATTACATTGTAACTGCAAATAGTAAGGTTGGTAAGACTAAACTAGCAGACTTCTTATTTGTCTATAACCCATATGAATTTGCATCTACTGTAGAGTCTGATATTAAAGTAAGGATTTTCTATTTTTCTTTAGAGGTATCTAAGGAAGAAAAGATGGCTCAATACTATAGTTACAGATTATTTAAAGACCATGGAATTGTTATATCTCCTGAGAAGCTAAAGTCAAGATTTCAGAATTATATTTTGGAAGATGAGATAGAGGCTTTGATTGACCAGTATGACGAAGAAATGGAAAGGTTCGAGTCTATGGTTACTTTTATAGACAATATAAAAAATCCTTACGGTATTTATAAATATGTAAGAGATTATGCCTATACACATGGTAGTCATATTGACAAGAATGGTGTAACTATTCCATTAGCTAATTTAAATAGTGATGTAGCAGAGATAAGAGATAAAGCTAATTTATCTATTGTAGACTACATTCCTAATGATCCTAATGAATATGTGATTGTAATAGTAGACCATTTGAGTTTGTTGCATACTGAGAGAGGACAAGATTTATGGACAACCATGTTTAACTTTAGTAGCAAATATTGTCTTGCTATGAGAGATAGGTGGAGATACATTCCTGTTGCTATTCAGCAGCAAGCAGCAGACCAAGAAAAACAACAATTTACTTTTAAAGGTGACAGTGTAGTAGCTAAGCTTAGACCAAGTCCTGATGGTCTAGCAGATTGTAAACTTACTCAGCGTGACTGTAATGTAATGCTAGGTTTATTTGCTCCTCATAGATATAAGATAGAAAACTATGAAGGGTATAATATAGATAAACTTGGTGATAGTTACAGAGAATTATGTGTAATGTTAAATCGCAGTGGTTCAGGTTTTATAAATTTAGACTTATATTTTAATGGGGCTTCTAACTATTTTAAAGAACTTCCTTCTGCCGAAAAGATGGAGGAAAAAACGTACAAAGCAATCCAAGCAACCACGCTCAAAGCGAAGTAAACCTGTTGACTTGATTGACCCTATCTCTACTTATATGAAGAATACTTCATATACTAAAACTAATATTTCTGACTTTAAAAACCCTCCTCCTACAGAAGAGCAGATTAAAGAAGCTATGAAAAGATTAGATAGTATTGTGGATAGAATGCAGAATGAGTTCATGAGAAATAGAACTCTAATTGACATTAAACCTACTGGTACTTCAATAGTACAAGTAATGTCTGACCAAGATAAAATTCTTGATGTTATTAATACTATGCCTGATAGGTTAAAGAATAAAGCATTAGATATTCTAAGTACTCCAACTAAAGAACATGCTATATTTATGAGTTTGTTAGATGATGATAATGAAAGAAACTATGCTATTCTTTTAAATCATTTAGGAGACGCAGAAACTGAACCAGGTTTATTACTTATGTCTTCTACAGACCAAGATGCAGTATGTGCAATGTTAGCTGAAATATCTAATGTAACTTATGAGAAAGCCAAGAAAGGATTCAGTGGTCCAGGAGAAGACAGTTGATGAGCTAATTAGTGAGGAGTGTCTAGCATTAGAAAGAATGCTCCTTGTTAAAAATGCAGCTTATAACAACTCATTACATTCTGAACCTCCATTATTTCCTATTGATAATATTACTGGCATACAAGCTAGAATAAATGATAAACTCAATAGGATTAAACAGGTAGGTTTAACTGATGAAACAGAAGATAGTGTATTAGACCTAATAGGTTATTTAATACACTTAAGAATAGCGCTTAAATTAAACAAATAAATATTATGGTAATTATTAAAGATCCTGCATTGGGTAAATACTCAATCAGTGAGGACTCTCAAGGAGTAAATGTCCTTGGAGAAGATGGGAAGTCACTTATTAAAGTGGCTAGTTTGGAGCAAGCTTTGCAATATATTGCACAGCATTTAGTGATTGATGAAGATGCTACTTGTACATTGTATGAGTATGGTATGAAGAAGCGTGCAGTATTTCAAAGTATTGTAGCAGCTCAAGAAGGTAAACAATCTGATGAGAATTTAGTTGTTGTAGATACACAACATGAAATTCCATTTGAAGAAGCAAACTAATTATGTCAGATTTAATTAAACAAGAACCTCAAGTTCAAAGTGTACTTGTTCCTCAGAATGAGATGGAGCAATTACAGTTACTTATTGACTCTAAGGTTTTACCAAGCAACATTAAGACTATTCAGCAAGCATTTGCTGTAGCTCAGTTTGGTAAAGACTTAGGTATGAAACCTATGCAAGCCTTTCATCAGGTTTATTCTATTCAAGGTAGATTAGCACTAAGCTCTAAAGGCTTAGGTGCTTTATTGTGGGCGAATGGTATACAATATAAAACCATTCAAGATTTTGAGAAAGTAACAAAGGAAGATGGAAAGACAGACTTTGTAACTACTATTGAATTTTATCGTGGACAGATTGTAGATAGAGCAAGTTTTGCTTGGTCAGATGCTGTTCGTGCAGGGTTAAAAGTCTAGCTCTGGGTAAATTGGGTTAATTCGGTGAAAGTCCTTCAAAAATTTGGACATTTAAATATAAATGTTTATCTTTGTAGATAATACCGAGCCAAGCTATAGTTTAAAAGGCTGTAGAAGGTGTAGAGACTAGGTATTGAAACTCTAAAAGAGAATATAATATACCCACGAAAGCCCAATATTAAAATGTATAAACAAGAAGAATGGCAGTTAATACCTAAATATAGTAAAAGGTATTTAGCAAGTAATTTAGGAAGAGTAAAAACATTAAATGGAAGAATCTTAAGAGGTTATAATCAAAATGGTTATAAAGTAGTTAAAGTTACTGATGATACTAATGTAAGACGATCTATAGGTATACACAGGTTAGTGGCAATGGCTTTTTTGCCTAATCCTTTAAACTTACCTTCGGTCAATCATATTAATAAAATC